CATGCCTTCTTTTGCTTTCAGTAGCTTCTGTCAACAAAGAGGCTCGCTCCCAAGCGCAAAAGAAGGCATGGTCAGACGAGACAACCCGAGAACGCAGGATCGCCGGTATCACTCGATACGCGAACACGGAAGCGGGTCGGGAGAGCAGAAGGGCGGCACAGTTGCGCCGATGGGGCAAGGCATGAGTTACGAGGACGACGACACGAGGGACCTGCTTGGCTTCGACGAGCCGGAGCCGCCCCGGCGGAAGTCGCCGCGCACGGTCGCCAGAGAGCGGCAGAACAAGGCGGCGCAAGTTTTGGAAGAACTGCGGACGCGCGCTCGGCGGGACCCTTACGAGGGCGGCTCTCCCGCCGCGATCAAGGCCGTAAACATCTCCGATGTCCAGCATGGCGTGACCGTCGGTTGGCTCGCCACGGTCTTCGGGATGGACCCCACCACTGTCCGAAAGAAGCTGCGCGATGCCACGCCGATCCAGCGTCGGAAGGCCGGGCATGTCTATGACCTGAAGCACGCTGCGCAGTTCTTGGTCACGCCCGTCTTCGACATCGAGACCCACCTGAAGCAGATGCGGCCGTCGGAACTGCCGCCCCACCTTCAGGAATCCTACTGGTCGGCCATGCGGAAGCGGCAACAGTGGGAAGCTGACGCGGGCCATCTCTGGCGGACTGAATCGGTGATGGAGGTTCTGGGGGAGGTCTTCCAGACCATCAAGTTCACGATGCAGCTTTGGCCCGACATGGTGGATCGCTCGATGGGCCTCTCCCCCGAGCAGCGCGACATGCTGATCAAGATGGCGGACAGTCTTCAGGCTGACATCCACAAGAAGCTGGTGCAGATGCCCAACATCAAGAAGACCCCGCCCTCGTCGGCCGAAGCGGGCGTGGTGGAAGTGGTGCCCACGGAGGACGACGATGCTTCACGGCTCATTTGATTCGCTCGAAGCGATGGTCGTCGCGGCCGCCGAAGGCGTGCGCCCGGCGGAACGACTGACGGTTTCGGAAGCCGCAGAGAAATACCGTCAGTTGAATAACCAAGGCAGCTATGTCGGCCCGTGGAGCAATCTCACGACCCCCTACCTCGTCGAGCCGATGGATATTCTCAACTCGGTCAGCTACACGGCCATGATCTTCGCCGGACCCGCGCAGGCCGGGAAGACCGATATGTTCCTCAACTGGCTGACCTACACCGCGATTTGCGACCCGGCCGACCTCATGCTGATCGAGAAGGATCAGAACGCGGCGCGGGACTTCAGCATCCGACGGATCGACCGCCTGCACCGGCACTCGGAAGCGGTCGGCGAGCGGCTGATCCAGCGCCGAAACGCGGACAATACCTTCGACAAGCGGTATCGTAGCGGCATGATCCTTTCGCTGGCGTGGCCGACGATCAACCAGCTATCGGGTCGTCCGATCCCGCGTCTGTGGCTGTCGGACTATGACCGCATGGAGCAGGATGTGGACGACGAAGGCGAGCCCTTCGACCTCGCGCTGAAGCGCGCCACGTCGTTCCAGTCGCACGGCATGTGTGCGGCCGAATCGTCGCCCGGCTTCTATGTCACCAACCCGAAAGGGTGGGTGCCGAAAACCCGGCATGAAGCACCGCCGACCGAGGGCATCCTGAAACTCTACAACCGGGGGGATCGGCGGCGCTGGCTCTGGAAGTGCGTCAACCCCAAGTGCCGGATGCCGTTCGAGCCGGACTTCGGGCTGCTGAAGTGGCCGAAGTCGGACGATCTCATGGAAGCGGCGGAAGCCTGCTACATGGAATGTCCGCATTGCAACACGCGCTATGCCCACGAGCCGGGTGTGCTGCCGGGCAAGCACGAGTTGAACCGAGCCGGACGCTGGATCAAAGATGGAGAACTGTGGCTCCCGAACGGTCAGATCGGCGGCAAGGCGGTCAGATCGAACATCGGTTCCTTCTGGCTCAAAGGCCCGGCGGCGACCTTCGTGACGTGGCCCACGATGGTCTTCAAGTATCTGACGGCCGAGAAGGAATACCAAGAGACCGGCAGCGAGCGCGGGCTGAAGGCCACCGTGCAGACGGATCAGGCGCTCCCCTACACCCCCAAGGCAGTCTCCGACGCGCGCCTTCCCGAAACGCTGAAGGCGCGCGCCAAGGACTATGGGATGCGGGTGGTCCCGATGGGCGTGCGCTATCTCGTGGCCTGCATCGACGTGCAGAAGAACCGATTCGTGGTCCAAATCCACGGCATCGGGGTCGGGGGCGACATCTGGGTCGTGGACCGATTCGAGATCAAGAAGTCCAAGCGCCGCGACGGTGACGGGGAGCGGTTCTGGGTCAACCCCGGCGCGTATCTCGAAGACTGGAAACTGCTGGTCGAAGAGGTCATGCAGAAGACCTATCCGCTGGCGGACGGCACCGGGCGGCACATGCCCGTGAAATTGACCCTGTGTGACTCGGGAGGTCGCGCGGGCGTGACGGCGACGGCCTACAACTTCGTGCGCTGGCTGCGCAGCGGCAAGGAAGCCGAACTGCAAACCGAGGACGACGGCACGCTGCTGCCCCAAGAGCAGGGCGAATACGAATGGGACCCCGGCCTGTTCGCCCGGTTCCTTCTGATCAAGGGTGATCCCACGCCGACTGCGCCGCGCGTCCGGCTTGGATACCCTGACAGCCAGCGGAAAGACCGGCACGCGGGCGCTCGCGGGGAGATTCCCGTGCTCTTCCTCGGGTCCAATCTGCTGAAGGACGCCGTGGACAAGATGCTCGACCGGACAGAGGCGCGCGGCGGCCGCATCAACTTTCCCAACTGGCTCCCCGACACCTTCTACACCGAACTCACAGTGGAGGTTCGTCTGCCGACCGGGAAATGGGACAACCCCAACAACTATCGCAACGAGTCGTGGGACCTTCTCTCGTATGCTTTTGCATCTGGTCTCACGCAGCAGATCGGGCTAGAGTTCATCGACTGGAACAGCCCGCCGGGGTGGGCGGCCGAGTGGGACAAGAACGATCTTGTCTTCAATCCGACCGCGCAAACAACGCCATTTGAAAAACTGGCTGCTCCGAAGTATGATCTGGGGAAACTGGCCGATGATCTGGCGTAGGAGCATTGCATGGACATTCTGACTCCGCAGCGCCGTGCGCTCCTTCAGCAGCGGCTCGACAACGCCGAGACGCAGTATGACCTGCTTATGACCGGGCAGGCGGCCAAAGTCTTCGTGGATCAGAACGGCGAACGGATCGAGTATGTGCAGGCCAGCGCCGCGAGGCTTGCGGCCTACATCCTTGACCTGAAGCGGCAACTTGGCATTGGGGGCGGCATGGGGCCGTTGAACGTATGGATGTGATGACCGAGAAATCGAGCCCTGCCGAGATCGCGGCCGACATCGACCGGCTGGTGGGCGACGGCACGTCGCGGGACCTTGCCATCGGTGGGGCCTATGATGCGGCCAATCAGTTCGACCGCTCGATTGCTCTCTGGCAACCGGCGCTGCTCTCGGCCGACGCGGAAATCCTCCCCGAGAAGGGAACTCTCGACGCGCGCGTCCGAGACATGCGCCGCAACGATGGCTATGTGCAGACCGGCAACCAGCTTCATCGGGACCACATCGTCGGCTCGATGTATCTGCTCAACTCGCAGCCGAATCTCCGGGTGCTAGGGCTGGACGAGACGTGGGGCGAAGAGTTCCAGCAGGAAGTCGAAGCCAAGTTCATGCTGGCCGGGGTGTCCGACAACCATTGGTTCGACGCGGCCGGGATCAACGACTTCACGGCCATGATCCGACTCGCTGTCGGGGTTTATGCGATGGGTGGGGAAGTGCTGGCGACGGCCGAGTGGCTGCGCGAGCAACCGCGCCCGTTCAAGACCGCGATCCAGTTCGTCGATACCGACCGGCTCTCGACCCCGTGGGGCAAGGAATACGCCATCGACGAGAAGGTCCGGGGCGGGGTCCACATCAATCACTACGGCCGCCCGCTCGGATACTACATCCGTGACGCGCACCCGTCGGATGTCGCGTGGCGGCCCGAGAAGACGATGAACTGGACCTATGTGAAGGCGCGGAAGCCGTGGGGGCGGCCGCAGGTCATGCACATCCTCGAACAACAGCGCGTGGCGCAGTCTCGCGGCATCGCCGAGATCGTCGCCGGGTTGAAGGAGACGCGGATCGCCAAGCGGTTCCGCGACCTCACGCTTCAGCAGGCGGCCGTGGCCGCGATGTATTCGGCCAGCATCGAATCCGACCTCCCGTCGGAAGCCGTCTTTCAGCAGATGGGTGCGGGTAACGTCCCGCCCGGTCAGGCGGCGGCCGCGTATGCGGCGGACTATCTGGGCGCGATCTCGCAGTATGCGGGACGCTCGCGGAACATGATGATCGACGGCGTGCGGATTCCGCACTTCTTCCCCGGCACGCGCCTGCAAATCCGGCAGGTCGGTGCGCCCGGCGGCGTCGGGCAAGAGTTCGAGCAGTCGGTTCTCCGGTATATCGCTGCGATCCTTGGCGTGTCTTACGAGGAACTGTCGCGCGACTTCACCAAGACCAACTATTCCAGCGCCCGCGCAGCGATGGTGCAGACGTGGCGCTTCATGCAGTCGCGGAAGAAGATCGTCGCCGACCGCATGGCTAACTTCATCTTCCTGCTCTGGCTGGAAGAGATGTTCAACACCGGGGGCATCGAATCCCTGCCGCGCAACGCGCCGAACTTCTATGACCCGCTCATGCGGGAAGCCTACGGCTCGGCTGTCTGGATCGGCGCGGCGCGCGGGCAGATCGACGAACTGAAGGAGACCCAAGCGGCGGTCCTTCGGATCAAGTATGGTCTCTCGACTCACGAAGATGAACTCTCGAAACTTGGCAAAGACTGGCGAAAGGTCTATGCCCAACTGGAACGCGAGAAGAAGGAACGCGAAAAGCGGGGCATCGAACTCGTCGAAGACAACATGCAGAACGCGATCACGGGGGCTCCCCGCGAGAAGGAAGCCTCCGAGGACGAAGGGGAGAAACAGACCGATGCCGAGTAAGCCCCCTCTGCTGGAACAGATCACGCAGTCGCCCCTCCTGATCGACATGGCGGCACAGCAGCTTTTCCAGTCCAGCATCCAGCATGTCGTCGCGCATGAGCACGCCAGCGAGTTTCTGGCGGCCGCGACGACCCAGATGTCGGACCAAGACTTCTGGCCCGCGCACGACGACTGGCGCGCGGCCTATCGGCCCTACAATGTCCGGGGCGGCGTGCTGCAAATCCCGGTCATGGGCGTGCTGCTGAATCGGTTCCCGTGGCAACTCGGTCGGTGGGCAACCGGCTACACCTACATCGAACAAGCCCTGAAGCGCGGCATGGCAGACCCCGAGGTCAAGGGGATCGCCTTCATCCACGACAGCCCCGGCGGCGAGGTTGCAGGGTGCTTCGAGTTGGGTGACAAGATTTACGAGGCGCGCGGCGAGAAGCCGATGCGCTCGTTCGCGGCCGACCACAGTTACTCGGCCTCCTACCTTCTATCGTCGGCGGAAGGGCCAATCTCCGTTACGCGCTCGGGCGGCGTCGGCTCCATCGGGGTCGTGACCGCGCACGTCGAGTATTCCGAGATGCTGAAGGATGTCGGCATCAAGGTCACGTTCATCTTCGCAGGCAAGCACAAGGTCGATGGCAACGCCTATGAAAAGCTGCCGGAAGGTGTAAAATCCCGCATCCAAGACCGAATCGACCGCATCTATGGCGTCTTCACGACGGCGGTGGCGCGGAACAGGAAGATGGAGGATGGGGATGTCCGCAAAACAGAGGCATTGACCTTTGATGCGAACGAAGCCATCGAGAAGGGGCTGGCCGACAGGATCGGTTCCCTTGAAGACGAGATGGTGCTATTCTCAAACGAAGTTGCCGCCGCAGGAGATGAACAGATGGCTACCAACACGACTGAAAACGGCGTCCCGCAGGCCACCCACGACAAGGCTGTGGCAGACGCGCGCGCCGCAGGCAAGACCGAAGGCATGGCCGAGGGCGCGAAAGCGGCCTCGGATCGCTTTTCCGCGATCCTCAACTCGGATGCCGCCAAGACCCGGACGAAGGCCGCCGTCAAGATGGCCCTGAATCCGAAGCTGGCGGCGGTGGATGCCGACGGCATCGTCGAGATGCTGGCGGAACTGCCGGAGGAAAAGGCCGAGGCTCCGGCCGGTGGCACCGAAGGCGGCAAGCCCAAGGCCACGCGCAACCACTTCGACGAGCAGATGTCGAAGGACAACCCCGGCATCTCGGGAAGCGAGGACGAAGGCGGCAAAGATACCGCCGAAACCCGCGCGAACTCGATCCTCGCCGACTATGCCGGGATGACCGGCGTGCAGCGGAAGCAGTCGGCTTGATCGCCGCCTGACCACTCCGTCGTTCAACCCAGAAGGAGGCCATCATGGCGCAAGATACCACTCTCCCGCAGGGCTCGCCCGGCATCGCCAGCTTTGCCACGCAGTCCTACGGCGGCCCCGCCGAGCCCCGCTACGGCGAGGGCGTTCCGACGACCACCGATCAGGTCGTTGCGGCGAACGCCGACCTCAACCTTCCCATCTACTCGGTCGTGTCGGTCATCGGCGGCGTTCTGGCGCTGGCCGTTCTCGGTTCGAGCACCGGCTTCGCCACCGGCACCGTCACCTTCTCGGTGGCCGTTCCCACGGCGGGCGAGACGGTCGTGATCGGCGGTCGGACCTACACCTTCGCGGCGACTGTGACCGCGCCGGATCAGGTCGCCATCGGCGCGAACATCAACGCGGCGGCGGCGAACCTCGCGGCTGCGGTCAACAACGGTTCGGGCGGCAGCGGGCCGCACGCGGCCGTGCAGGCGTCCGTCGCGGGCGCAGTCGTGACTCTGACGGCACTGGTCGCGGGCAACGAGGGCAACTCGATCACCTTGACCGAGACTGGCGCGAACATCGCCGCCTCGGGGGCCACCCTGTCGGGCGGCAGCGACGACCGCGACCTGAAGCCGTTCGGCATCCTCGCCCACCCGGTCATTCTGGGCAACGGGCAGTCGATGTCGGTCAGCCTCTACCGGCAGGGCCATTGGGACATGGATGTCCTCAACTGGCACTCGTCGTTCGCCACCGAGACCGCGCGCAAGCGGGCCTTCGAGGGCTCCCACTCGCCGACCATCTTCATCTCGAAGAAGAAGTTCAACAACGACCAGATCGCCGTCTGACGCCGCCTCGGCGTCAGAAGCACTATCATCCTCGGCGCGTGGCCGATTGGAGAGAAAGGGAAGACCATGATCAACCACCAAATCTACGATACGGCCACGCTGCTCGGGGTCCTGCGGGACAACGACATGATGCTGCCGCCGAGCAACTACTGGCTGTCGCTGTGCTTCCCGAGCACCGTGACCTTCGACGATGAATACATCGACTTCTCGAAGATCGCGGAAAACCGGAAGCTGGCCCCGCTGGTCGTGCCGACCGCACAGGGCAAGCCGATCTACTCGGCCGCCGAGCGCCTGACCCGCGTGAAGCCCGCCTATGTGAAGCCCAAGGACCCCGTGTCGGCCTCGCGCATGATCAAGCGTGCGGCCGGGATGGGCGAACTGGCCCCCGGTGTGGCCTCCATGACGCCCGCGCAGCGTTACAACGCCATCGTCGCGGACATCATGCGTCAGCATCGCCGCGCCATCGAGCGTCGGTGGGAATGGCTGGCGGCGCAGGCCATCATCTACGGCGAGGTCGTGCTGGAAGACGAAGCGTATCCGCGCACCGTCGTCAACTTCGAGCGCAACGCCGACCACACCGTCAACCTGACCGGCGCGGCCCGGTGGGGTCAGAACGGCGTGTCGATCCTGCGTGACATCGAAGCGTGGCGCACGCGCATCCGCAAGGCCAAGTTCGGCGGCCCGACCAACCGCCTGACCATCGGCGCGAATGTCTGGGATGTGATGCGCGAGGACGCGGAAATCCGCGAACTGCTCAACACCGACCTGAAGGCGCAGAACAACGGCCTGAACCTGAACCTCGGCATCCGCGAGGGGCTGGACGTGGAGTTCGTCGGCAAGCTGTCCGGCACGCTCGATGTCTATGTCTATTCCGACTATTATCAGGAGCCGGACGGGTCGATGACCGAGTTCCTGTCGCCGGATGACGTGGTGCTGACCGGGCCGGGCGTGCAGGGCGTGCGGGCTTTCGGTGCGATTCAGGACAAGGCCGCAGGCTGGCAGGCTCTCGCTATCTTCCCGAAGATGTGGGACGAGCACGACCCGTCGGCGACCTTCGTGATGAACCAGTCGGCCCCGCTGATGGTTCCGGTCAACCCGAACAACACGTTCCGGGCGACCGTCCTCAACGCCGCCTGATCCACCGCCCGGCCCTTCCGGGGGCCGGGCAACCCCAACCCCTTCATAGGAGGATAGCCCAATGGCTACCGTTATCGCGCGGGCAGAGATTCACCGGACCATCAAGGCGGGCAAGGCCGCCACGCCCACCAGCCCGGCCGTGCGGCCGGAGATCGAAGTCATCAAGCCCGGCACCCGCTTTGTCGCGGACGGGCAGTTTCTCGCCGATCTGATCAAGGGCCGGGCCGTCGAAGTCGTCGAAGAGACCGCCCCGGCGGGGGAAGCGACGGCCGCGACTTCGGCTGCGGCGGAATCCGAGCCGAAGACCACGAAGCCGAAGACCACCACGCAGCGGACCTCGAAGCCGAAGCCCGCGCCCGAGCCCGCCGAGCCCGAGAAGACCGAAGCCGATGGCAATGGCAGCGAGTCCACCGACGGCAATGGCGATGGCGACGACGGCGCGGACTCCGATCTGGTGTGAACCATGAGCCTGCGGGCGAGTAAGGAGCGCGCGCTCGACGGGGGTGACGCCCTCGTCGAGCGTTTGCGCGAGATGTTGGAATACGACCCGGAAACCGGAGAACTGTTTTGGCGTCGTCGCCCGGCGGGGACTATCAACAGCGAGGGGTATTCGCAGGTTTCAATCGACGGGAAAACGATACTCTCCCATCGGGTTATTTTCGCAATGATGACAGGGGCTTTTCCTTCTGAAGAGATTGACCACAAAGACCGAGACCGCGCGAACAACAAGTGGGACAACCTGAAACCCGCCAGTCGCTCCCAAAACATGATGAACACGGGTTTGCTTCCGAGCAATACCACCGGATTCCGTGGCGTTTCGTGGCACAAGAAGACAGGGGCATGGCACGCGAAGATCACAGTCCAAGGCGTCAAGCACCATCTGGGATACTTCGATACGGTGGAGGAAGCCGCTCGGGCTTACAATGACGCGAAAGTTCGGTTCTTCGGGGGTGTGGAGTGAGCCTGCGTGACATCAAGCGAAGAGCACGGGAAGACTTGCACAATGCGATGCGGGTCCCGGCGTTCTACTATCCGGGCGGTCTCGCGGGGGCCGAGCCGGTGTTGTGCCATGTTCGGGTGCATACCAAGTTCGGCGCGCAGCTTGGCGACCTGAAGGGCACCAATTTCAACTTCGCCGAGACCGAGGCCAGTGTCCCGGCGCTGCTGTTCTGGGTCTCCGAACTCGATCCAGACAACAATGCCGTGGTGATGATCTCGGCTAGCGAGGGGTATCGAATCAACCACGTTCACCCCAAGGACATCTGGACTCGCAAGGCCGAGGTCTCCGAACTGGACGCGGGCGATCTCGCGGCCTATGGAGCCCCGGCATGACCGCCTACGCCGTCTTCGCAGAAGGGATCACCAACCTTCAAGAGTTCGACGCTCTGAAGGACGAGATCAAGCTGTGGGCGGCGCAGGCTATCAACAAGACGGCCGAGAGCGGCCGGACCCGTGCGGCGCGGCTCATTCGCTCCGAGGTCAACTTTCCGGCGTCTTACGTCAATCCGGCCGACCGGCGGCTCTATGTCTCGAAGAAGGCGCAGCGGGCCGATCTGGAAGCGAGGATCGCGGCTCGCACCCGAGCCACGTCGCTCGCTCGGTTCGTCGTGGGTGGGCAGAGCAAGTTGACGGAAGGCGTGCAGGTCATGGTCCATCCGGGCAAGGCGCGGCTCATGCGGCGAGCCTTCCTGATCCGGCTCCGGTCGGGCAAGAGCGAGATCGACACCAAGAGCAACATGGGTCTGGCGGTTCGTCTGAAGCCCGGTGAAGTGCTTCGCAACAAGACCGACGTGCAGAAACTCGACCGCAACCTCTATCTGCTGTATGGTCCATCTGTGGCGCAGGTCTTCCGCGCCCGAGACGACAGCGGTGTGGCATCGGATATGTCGCCCCAAGTGGTGAAGGATATGGAACGCGAGTTCCTGCGATTGGTGGAGTTGAACCGTGGCTGAAGAAGTCCTGCGTGTCCGAATCTTGGAGGCCCTGCGGAACGACCTCGCGTCGATCAGCACCGGCACGCCCGACCGCTACTTCTTCGATCTCGACCCGGCGAGTGTCTTCGTCGGTCGCAACATCTTCGGTGAGAAAGACCCCTTGCCGATGCTCTCGATCCTCGAAGTTCCGATCCCGCTGGATCAGATTGTGCCGCCGCCCGATTCGTCCTATTCTAACGGGACTTGGGAACTGCTGATTCAGGGGTTTGTCAAGGACGACAAGGAGCATCCGACGCGACCGGCGCACCGGCTCATGGCGGATGTGAAGAAGAAGCTGGCGCTGACGAAGCGGCAGAATCGGAACTACAACATCTGGGGCATGGGGAACCACGTCACGGACTTGCGGATCGGAGCCGGTGTGGTGCGCCCACCGGATGAAGTGTCCGCCAAGGCTTATTTCTGGCTCAATCTTTCACTGGACATCGTGGAAGACTTGGCCGATCCACTGGAAGACTGACCAGAGAAAGGGAAGATCATGGCGACGACGCAAAACTACACCCTTGGGCGCGGGAAGACCTATTTCTCGAAGTTCAAGGACGGGACCCAACTGCCGGAGGGCTTCCGCTACATCGGCAACACGACCGAGTTCAATCTGACCATCGAGTCGGAAAACCTCGATCACTTCTCGTCGGACTACGGCATCCGTGAGAAGGACGACTCCATGCTGCTCGAAGTCACTCGCTCGGGCACCATGATCACCGACAGCATCCAGCCCGAGAACATCGCTCTGTTCTTCCTCGGCTCGGCGTCGGTCGTTGCGCTGGCGTCTGCCAGCGGTCTGACCGACACGCTGGCAGACGTGATCCCCGGCATGGCCTACAAGATCGGCGCGTCCGAAAGCAACCCGGCGGGCTACTTCGGTCTGTCGGAAATCGGCTTCGCGGTTTACACGGGCACCGCGCCCGTCGCGGCGACCGGCACCGTCACTTTCGCGGACGTGGGTGACGCGAACGACACCGTGACCATCGGCGGGCAGGTTTACACCCTGAAGGTGGCGGCGACCAATCCGTTCGATGTGACCATCGGCGCGTCGGTGACTGCGACAGCGGCGAACCTCGCAGCGGCGGTCAACGCCGGGGCCGGGGCGGGCACGGCCTACGGGACGGGCACGGTTGCCAACTCCGACGTTTCGGCGACCTCGGCCGTCGGGGTTGTGACGCTGACCGCGCGCGTTCCCGGCACGTCGGGCAACTCGATCACGCTGACGAAGGTGGGCACCGACATCACCGTGTCCGGGGCCACGCTCTCGGGCGGCACCGGCACCGCCTTTGTGCCCGGCACCGACTTCGAGATCGACTTCGACGCCGGGCTTCTGACGGTGCTGGAAGACGGCGCGATCACCACGGGGGCCGACCTCACGGTGGCGTTCGCGGTTCGCCAGTCCACGCGGTCGCGGGTGATCTCGGGCGACACGGCGGTCGAAGGGTCGCTGATGTTCGTCTCGGCCAACCCGAAGGGCGAGAACTACGTCCTGATGATCCCGTGGATCAAGGTGACGCCGAATGGCGACTATGCGCTGAAGGGCGACGAGTGGCAGCAGATTCCGTTCAACATGGAAATCCTGAAGAAGCCCAACTCGGCCGCGATCCTGCGCGACGGACGGCCCGCCTACGCCTGATCTACCGGAGGGGCGGCTTTCGGGCCGCCCTTCTTCGCCGACTTGACCAACAACAAGGAGACAGCGCATGGGACTGCGCGATTATGAACTTCCGACCATGACCGTGAATATCGACGCCGCGAACTCTTTCGATGTTCGCGGCATCGCGTTCGAGGACATCACCCGGCTCGTCAACAAGCACGGCCCGGTCTGCGTGATGATCTACACCAAGTTCCAGCAGACCAAGGGCGAGATCGGGCTGCGGCCCGAGAGCGTCGGCCAGTTGCTCTCGATGGCGATGGGGCAGTTTCCCGAAGCTGTCGCCGAACTGATCGCAATGGCGGCCGGAGAGCCCGACATGGCGGCCAAGGTCCAGCGGCTCCCCATCGGGGTCCAACTCGACGCCATCGAGAAGATCATCGCTCTCACGTTCTCCGGGGAGGCGGACGTAAAAAAGCTGGTGGAGACAGTCACCCGCATGGCGGAAGGCGTGACGACGAGTCTCCAAAGCCTTCAGACAGCTTCCGCCAATGGGTCTGGGGGCTTCGTAAGCAGGTAAGCCTCCTGCTGGCCCACGGGCACCCCGAGGCGCGGAAATACCCTCTGGCGATGCTTCTCGACGAGCACAATCTCGTGGTAGAACATCTCAATGGGCTGGAAGTGACTCGGGCGACCTTGCTCCAACTGGCGGTATCGTCGGTGCTGTCGAAGAAGGCTGGAAAGGAGTTCGACAAGGCGGTATCCTCGTTGAACATCGAAACGGTCGCTCACGAAGAGGCACCCGCAACAGAGAAGGGGTAAGGGATGTCGAGGAAGGATGTTGAACTCGTCATCCGGGCGAAAGACGAAGCCACTAAGGCCGTCAACGCCATCACGGCGGCAATCAACAGCCTGACCGCCAGCCAAGACAACATGCGGGACGGAGCCAGCCGGTCGGATACCGCGCTGACCCGTCTCGGCCAGACTTTCAGCCAACTCGACAAACAGCTTCGCGGCGCGACTGTCGGCGACAAGATCGCACGCTCACTGGACAGCGCGAACAAGGCGGTCGAGCGGCTTGACACCCTGATCGGCCAGACCAATGTGGAACTGGCGCAGTTCCGTGATCGGTCGGAGCAGGCCAGCCGGTCGCAGGTTCGTCTGGAAGCCGCAGCACGAGACGCTGCGACCGCCGTGGATCGGGAGGCGGCCGCGCTGGTCAAGGCCCGCGAGGCGGCCGCTCGGCAGTCCTCCACCTATCAGCAGGCGGTCAGGGATCGGGACCAACTGGTCGCGGCCGAGGCCCGGCTGACGACCAAGATCGCCGAGCAGCAGACCCGGCTGGATCAGGCCACGGCCAAGCTGCGCGAGCGGCAAGCGGCCGTTGACGCGGCCGAGAACCCGAACAAGAAGCTACAAGCCTCTTTCGACGCCGCGTCTCGGGCGGTCATCACCCACAAGCAACGGCTGGACGAACTCGTTGTCGAGCAGGGAACTGTCCGGGCGGCTATCACCCAGACTGGCGCGGCAGTTGACCGCTACGCGCAGCGGGCCAAGGAAGCCGACGCTGCCGTGCAGAAGCAGGCAACGGCGCTGGAAACGGCCAATAGCGCCCACCGCAACGCGGCTTCGGCGGTGCGAGAGGGGCAGAAGGAGCAGAAGGCTCTGGCCCGTGCGGTGGACGGAGCCAAGGAGTCTCTTGCCGCGCAGAACGCCGCGATGGAGCGCGCGCAGGCCGAGCAGCTTCAGCTTGCAGCGGCGGCCGGGCGCGCGGAAGCGGCGATGGTCGAACTGGCCGGGGCACAGCGCCGGTCGATCCTCCCTGTCTTCGGGCAGGTTCGCACGGCGACCCAAGAGGCAAAGGCCGAATGGAAGCAGGCCGAGGATCGCGTGCGCAGTCTCGCCGCCGAGATGCCGAGGCTGACCGAGCCCACCAAGGCACAGGCGCAGGCATGGAACGCGGCCACCACGGCCGCCCGGACGGCCAAGGCCGAATACCTGCTGCAACGCGAGGCGCTGCACCAGATCAGGGCGATCCTGCGGACGACCGCTACCGACACCGACGGGCTGCGTGCCCGGCAGGAAGCCCTCGCGGCCGTGCTGCGGAACACCGGAACGGCTCTGGCCCAACTGCGCGATGACGCAGGCCGGTCGGTGGCCGAGTTCAACAAGATGTCCGAAGCCACGGATCGCGCACGGCGCGGTGTCTCCGGTCTGCGGACGGAGATGGGTCGGATCAACGCCCGTCCGGTGATCACCATTCGGGAAGCCCTAGGCTCGATTTACGGGCCGTCTCGGCAGGCCATGTCGATGACGCAGCGGTGGCGCGGCGAGGTCTTGTCCCTGATCTCGGCTTACGGCGGCGTCTATGGCGTGATCACGCTGCTGAATCGAACGGTCGAAGCCTATCAGACTTTGGAGGCGGTGCAGAACCGCTTGAACGTGGTCATGGGCGGCGACCCGATCCGGGGCGCGGAAGAACTGGACTGGCTGCGCCGAAACGCGGATCGGCTTGGTTTTTCTCTGGCGACCCTCGGTGACGAATACTCGAAGTTCGCGGTCGCCGCGAACGCGGCCAACTTCTCGTCCGACGCCACCCGACGAATCTTCCTGTCGGTGGCCGAAGCCGCGCGCGTGAACAAGCTGTCAAACGAGCAGTTGCGCGGCGTGCTTCTGGCCCTTGAACAGATGATTTCAAAGGGAAAAATCACGTCCGAAGAGTTGCGGCGTCAGCTAGGCGACCGTCTGCCGGGCGCGTTCTCGATCATGGCGTCCGCCCTCGGCCTAACCACGGCCGAACTCGACCGCATGATGCAGCAGGGGGAAATCCTCTCGAACGAGAGCAACATGCTCCGGTTCGCGGCGGAACTCGACCGACGGTTCGGTTCGCAACTGGCTCCGGCTTTGCGTTCCACCACGACCGAGATGGGCCGGTTCCAGAACGCTCTGTTCCAGACGCTTCTCGCGTTCGGGCAGGGGGGCTTCATCGAGTCCTTCACGCAGCTTTTGCGTGACATGACCGCGACCCTGCAATCGGCGCAGTTCGAGTCTTTCGTGGGCAAGATGTCCACGCTGTTTGCCGGGCTGACGGATGTGGTCGGCCTGCTCATTCGGAACTTTGATCTGGTGGTCGTGGCTTTGACCGCGTTTATCGGTATCAAGGCGGCCCCCTTCTTCGCCGCACTCGCGGTCTCGATGGTGAACCTCGTGGGCGGCATGGCTGCTGTCCGGGGGGCCATCGCGGCGACCATCGTGGCCTTCCGCTCGCTGGCGGCCACAGCCGGAGTGTCGGGAGCAGCTATCACGCGGCTGTCGTTTGCGCTGCGTGCTCTGCTGTCCACTACGGGGATCGGGCTCCTGATCACGGCCGTCTCGGTCGGCATCGGCCTGTGGGTAACGCGGACGGAAGCGGCCACAGAGGCCATGAACCGTCATCGTCGGAACGTGGACGAAGTTCGGAACTCGTATGACGCAGCGCAGCGGTCGGCGCAGGCGTGGTCCCGGCAAGCCCTGACGGTCACATCCCAACAGGCTCTCGCCAGTCTCAACCAGCTTCAGGAGCAATTCGACCGGGCACGCCGGGATGCCATCATCTATCCGCTCGCCATCGAGAATATGTATGAGCGCGTGGTCGGCGGCACGGAGGCGTCTCGGGAAGCCCTGCGCGATCTGACGCGGCAGTTCCGCGACGGTCTCATTCCGGTGCAGGACTACAAGCAAGCATTGTCTCGACTTGCCGATTCGGACTCGACGCTCAATCCGCAACTGATTGTCGATCTGCAAAATGCGGCGGACGAAACCGCTGACCTCGAAACGGCCGTTCGAGACGCCCGCGATATGATCGTCCTGATCACGGGCTCGTCGGCCGAGGCGGCCGCCGCGCTTCAGCGACTCACGCGGCAGACCAATGACGCCGGAAGTGCCGCATCCGCTGCTGCCGAACGGTTCCAGTCCTTCCTCAACGCGGTCAACGCGCTGAAGGGGGCTGTGCCGGAACTGGCCCGCGAGATGGAGTATCTGGGCAAGCTGGCCGAGATCAACACCGCGTTCGAGGCGGCGGTTGCGAACGCCAGCACCATCGGAGCCGGGGCGGCCGGGACCGAGGCGGCGATCCAGTATGCCCGGCAGCTTCGGGATCGGGCTATCGCGGCCCTCAACGCCGAGTATTTCAGCGAGGCCGTTCGCGGGCTCTCCGGCTTTACCGACGCGGTGGAGGCGGCGGCCGCGCTGCTGCGCCGCGAGGAAGGCTTCATCCCGACCCCGGAATGGGATGTCAACGCGCTGCGGCTCGGCTACGGCACCGACACGGTGACGCTGGAAGACGGGTCCGTCCGTCAGGTCGTGGAAGGTATGCGGGTCACGGTCGAAGACGCCAACCGCGACCTCTACCGGCGCATCCAGTCCGAGTTCCTGCCGCGCGCGCGGGCGCAGATTGGCGCGGAAGAGTTCGACCGGCTCAACGCGCAGCAGCAGGCCGTGCTGACCTCTATCGCCTACAACTACGGCTCGCTCCCGGCGTCCATCGTCGCGGCGATGCGGACGGGCAGCGTCGAGACTGTGGCGGCCGCCATCCGTGCTCTGACCTCCAACCCGGAGCGCCGGGCGCGGGAAGCCGCCATCTTTGAATCGCCGGAAAACCGCGCCACACAGGAGCGCGAGATCGTCCGCGAGCGCGAACGGCAGGCCGAATTGGATCGCCGCCGGGCAGAAGAGATCGCCCGGTTTCACCGCGATCAAGCCACGGCCATCGAGCAGCAGCGGTTCGAGAACAGCTTGGTCAATGAAGGCGTGGTCGCGCGCGAAGTGGCGCTTGCGGTTCGCCGGGCCGAACTGGAAGCCCAAGAACGCGGCACGGAACTGTCGGCGCAGGAGCGGGCCGACATCATCGCTGTGACCGAAGAGCGGTATCGCCAGCAGGGGATCGAGGAACGGAACCAGCAGATCAGGGAGCGGGCCACGCAGGCCGAGCAGACGGTCAACGACCTGCTGTCGCGGCGCTCGTCCTTGATGGAGCAGTTGAGTATGGCGCAGGAGCGCGGGGAGGTCGCACGCGCGGCCGAACTGCGCACCGAGATCGACGGCATCAACGACGCCTTGCTCTCGGTCATCGACTCGGCCATCCGCATGTGGGAAGCCGTCGGCGGAACTGCCGCTGCGGCGGCCATCGAGCGGCTTCGCACGGCACGACTGGAAGCCGAAAACTTCGCGGGCACGGCGCGACAAAACCTGATCGACTGGAAGCGGGTGGGCGACCTGATCGCGGGCGGCCTTGCCAGCGCCTTCGACAAGTTCGCGCAGGCGGTGGCCGAGGGAACCAGCGTCGGGGAAGCTGCACGGAACGCCTTCTTGCAGTTCGCGGCCGACTTCCTCCGGCAGATCGCACAAATGATCATCCAGCAGACGATCCTCAACATGCTGCGCTCGTGGATGCCCGGCTTGTTCGGGACAGGCCACACGGGCGGTCTGGTGGGGTCCTCGCGGATTGGCAGCGGGAACTCGACGCGCAGGGTGGACCCCGGCCTCTTCGCGGGCGCGATGCGATACCACTCGGGCGGGGTTGTCGGCTTGCGGCCGGGGGAGGTTCCTGCCATCTTGCAGAAGAACGAAGAGGTTCTGACGCAGGATGATCCTCGGCACATCCTCAACGGCGGGCTCGGCAGCGCAGCAGCGGAAGCCGGAGGACGGAACGGCGGCGACACGAAGATCGTTAATATGTTCGATGCTGCCAGCTTCTTGTCGGAAGCCCTCAACACGCGCGTCGGGGAACGGGTCCTTCTGAATTGGGTCCGCGCCAACCCGGCTGCGTTCAAATCTGCCCTTGGAGGCACTTGATATGACCCGCTTCTGGCCCTTCCCGCCGAACTGGCGGAACTCGGTCAACGTGAACTACGAGTTTCGGACGCAAACGCTGACCTCCCGAGAGAAACGGGAGCAGAGGATCGCGCTTCGGAATGAGCCTCGCATGTCCTTCAGCTTCCTGACCACAGTGCATCGAAACACCTATCAGGCGCTCGCTCGGGAGGTCACGCAAGGCTTGGCCGGAGATTGGTGGGTGATGGACCCGACGACGGGCGTAGGGGTCGTAGCAGGCGCTCCGGCGGGCGGTGATACCATCACCCCGAACGTGATCATGCCGTGGATGACAGTCGGTCGAAAAGTCGTGCTCGCGGCCGGGTCTCGGATCGCTCTCTTCACCATCAACGGAGTCGGTGCGGCCTTGTCGTTCGAGGAAACCTTCGAGCAGGCGTGGCCCGCGTGGACCAAGATCAATCTCGCCCGGCGCGGGTGGATCGCCCCGACTTCGACCATGACCCTCCCTGTGAACAACCTTGCCGAGATGACCGTAAACTTCGAGACCATGCCCGGCTCCGAGCCCGTCCAGATCATCGAGCCGCCCACGGCGCTGTTCAACGGCCGAGAGATTTTCCTGAAGCGGCCCAACTGGCAGGAGACCCCGCAGGCCACGCTGGAAGCGTATCGGGAGATCGTGGACTACGGCAAGGGCCGGATTGGCAGCTTTTCGATGGCTGACTTCCTGCCGGTCACGCGGAAGTTCACCTATCACGGAAAGGACCGCACCGAGTTGGAGTCGATCCGTCAGTTCTTCTTGCGCATGACCGGGCAACAGGGCGAGTTCTATATGCCGACGTGGGCTGACGACATCACACCCAAGGCCGGGTTGGTGTCCGGCCAGAACACGTTGCGCGTGGACGGTCTGGCCTTTCGAGACGCATATCAGGACGATACGATCCACAAGGCCATTGCGGTCTTGCGGTCAAACGGGTCTATGCTCTTCAGGTCGGTCACGGGAATATCGGCGGACGACGGGGATTCCATCGTTACAGTCGGCTCGGCGTGGCCCGCCAACATCCCCGTGACCGACATTGTGTCGATCTCTTGGATGCCGGTGTGGCGGCTTATGAGCGACACGCTCTCGGTCGAGTGGCTGACAGATGAAAAGGGGCAGTTGGTCTTGACCATGAAGATGCTCGAAGACCTGCCGGGGGAGTGACATGGGCTACAACGAACTGACCAACAGCCGAGCCAAGAGCCGCCCGATCACCCTTTTTCTCTTCCAAGGAGATGTCTCGTCCGAATACCAGATCGAGAACATGCTGAAGGGCGTGACCGTCATTCCGGGCACGACCGAGTTCGGCTATGCCACCACCAAGATCACGAAAGACTTCGGCGGTGGGCAAATCCAGCCGGAGAACTGGCTGTCCAACAAGACCGAAAGCGACATGGTGGTCGCCATCGAGCAACTGTTGGAACGCGCCCCCAACCTCGAACACGTCTCCCTCGTCGTCGCATGGCACGGGACGGATTTGCGGATCGGCGAGTGCGAGATCAAGCCGAAGGTCGAACGCGCTGACAAGGACACCACGCCGCGCGTCTGGCAGGTCGCGGGCGTCACGCGCAGCACGGCCGAGGTCGTGTCCTATGTGGACGGCTATCCGGCCGCAGGCGGGGCTCCTGCCGATTGGTCGATCTACGAGGCGGTGGTTTTCCTGAAGAGCAAGGGTCTACGAGTGACCCTCTACCCGTTCATCCTCATGGACATTCCGCCGGACAACACCTTGCCCGACCCCTATTCCGATGACGCGGAAGGCGAGGGGCAACCGGCGTTCCCGTGGCGCGGTCGCATCACGGTCTCTCCGGCGGCCGGGTATGTCGGGACGGTGGACAAGACCGCCACGGCCGCAACGCAGGTCAGCGCCTTCTTCGGGACGGCGGCGGTCGGAGATTTTGCCTTCAATGACACGACGAAGATCGTGACCTACACGGGGCCTGACGAATGGTCTTTCCGGCGCTTCATCTTGCATATGGCGACCATCGGAGAAGCCGCCGGGGCCGATGATTTTCTGATCGGCTCCGAACTGGTCGGCATCACCACCATTCGATCCGACGCTTCGACATACCCCTCGGTGGCCGCCCTGAAGACGCTGGCGGCGGATTGCCGAACGATCCTCGGTGGGTCGGTCAGGATCGGCTACGCGGCCGACTGGTCGGAATACCACAGCCATCGGCCGGGGGACGGGTCCAATGACGTGTTCTTCCACCTTGACCCGCTTTGGTCCGACTCGAACATCGACTTCATCGGGATCGACAATTACTTCCCGCTCTCCGATTGGAGAGACGGGGAAGAGCATCTGGACTTCTACGAAGGGTGGCGGTCGATCTACGATCTGGGGTATCTCGAATCCAAGATTGAGAGCGGGGAAGCCTACGACTGGTTCTACGCTTCGATGGAGGACCGGATCGCACAGGCTCGCACGCCGATCAATGATTCGGCCGAGGGCAAGCATTGGGTCTTCCGGCAGAAGGATGTGCGGAACTGGTGGGGCAATGCCCACTACAACCGGCCGGGTGGCGTCGAGAGCGGCACTCCGACTGCGTGGGTGCCGGAAGGCAAGCCTATCGTATTCACCGAACTCGGGTGCCCCTGTGTGGATAAAGGCCCCAACCAGCCGAACGTCTTCGTGGACCCCAAATCTTCGGAAAGCTACACCCCCTTCTTCTCTGACGGCATCCGGGATGAACTGGTGCAGCGAGCGTTCCTCGAAGCGTGGCTGAAGTATTGGGCCGCGCCGGGCCGCAACCCGGTGTCTGGCGTCTATGGCGGCCCGATGCTGGACATGGACAGCCTCGCGGTCTGGACGTGGGATTCTCGGCCGTATCCGGCGTTTCCGCAGCGGTCGGACTTCTGGTCGGACTCGTTCAACTGGCAGCTTGGGCACTGGCTCAACGGCCGTCTTCAGCGCAACGGGGAGCCGGTTGGCCGCATCTCGTCCTACGCCTACACCGATTCGGTTCGTCCGTTCACCTTCCAAGGCGTGACCTACCAGCCGGTTCCGATCAACTGCGGCAAGATCAACGCCAGCGGGAAGCTGGACAAGAGCACGTTCGAGGTTCGGCTTCCGAGGACGGCCGGGATCGCGGACCTCTTCCGCGCGTATCCGCCGTCGCAGCCGGTCACGCTGATCGTCCGGCAGGGCCACATCAATGACGAGGACGGAGAGTTCCTTGTGGCGTGGGCAGGGCGCGTGCTGTCGTCCAAGCGAGACGGCAATGAGGTTGTCTTCGCCTGTGAGCCCACGTCTTCGTCGCTGCGCCGCCCCGGTCTTCGCCGATCCTATCAGTTCGGGTGCCCGCACGCCCTCTACGGGCCGGGGTGCTATGCCGTGAAGCAGCCCCAGACCGGGCAAGTCACCGCGATCAACGGCTTGGAAGTGACGCTCGCCTCGGGCTGGAACGGCTCCTTCGCGGCCGCCAAGTTCGCACAAGGGCTCATGGAGTGGGACACCCCGGACGGCACGAAAGAGATCAGGCGCGTCTTGCGCATCGACGGGAACAAGGTCACGATCTCCGGGATGCTGCGCGGGTTGGAAGTCAGCGACTCGGTAACGATGTTGCTTGGCTGCGCCCAGACCACTTCGGACTGCCTGAATCTGCACAACAACATCCACAACTTCGGGGGGTGTCCAACCATCCCCGTCCAAAACCCGCTCGCGTCTGGCGTCAACGTCTTCTATTGAGCGAAAGCCCGGTCTGACGTAAAACCAACAGGGAGTTGCCCACAGGAAGGAGGCGAACATGGCGTGGTGGATCGGGCTGCTAATCGGCCTCGCGCTCAATATCGTCGCCTACCTGATCATGCCGAAGCCGAAGACGGAGAAGGCTGAAGCGGCGAAAGACATGGATGCTCCGACGGCGGAAGCTGGACGGCCTGTTCCGGTCGTTTTCGGGACCATGACCGTAAAAGGTCTCAACGTCTTGTGGTATGGTGACAAGAGCACCAAGACGTATGAGGTCAAAGCATGATCGTCAAGATCACAGACATCCGGGCAACGGGTCATTGCACGCTTGGGATCAGGCGGTGGTTCGACAGTCGCGGACTGGACTTCCACGACTTTATGCGGAACGGGATCGAATCCGAGGCCCTGCTGGCAACAGGAGATGGCCTTGCCAAACGGGTCGTGACCGCCATCGAAGACCGCAAGGAGGCCAAGTCGAATGGGTAAGGGCGGCAGCGCCAAGATGCAGGTTGCCGAGTATCGGATGTCGATTCACTTCGGCATCTGCAACGGCCCTGTCGATCACATTGCCGGGCTCTATATCGGCGAGAAGGAAATGTGGACCGGCAAGCTGGACATGCCCGGTTCCATCATCATCGACAAGGACGACCTGTTCGGCGGGATCAAAAAAGAGGGGGGTGTTCGAGGCACGCTGACCTACATGCCGGGTGACGACACGCAGGTCATGCCAGAATACCTCGCCGAGAAGTATGGGAAGACCTCGGCGACCATGTGGGCCTACCGGGGCATCTCGACCATCTTCTTCCATGAACACATGAATGTCGGCGGCTCGCGGCTCGGCACGCCGCCGTCTCCGGCTGTTGGCTATGTGAACTTCTCGGGCAACCCGGCGAACAACGACACCGTGACCATCGACGGCACGGTCTATACCTTCAAGACGAGCCCGTCCGGGACGAACCAAGTCCTGATCGGCGTCGATGCCGATGCCACGATGTCGTTCCTCGCCGGGGCGATTAACGGCGGGTCATCGTCCATCTTCGGCAGCGGGTTTCTTGGCTTGTTCTCGACCCAAGCCAACCGGACCTGCTATGCGGAGTCTGAAGCCGGGAACGACCGCGTGAAGATCATCGCTCGGAAAGCCGGGACGGCGGGGAACCAACTGACCCTCGCCGAGAGCAGTTCGGTCTTGGCCGTGTCCGGCTCGACCCTTTCGGGCGGTTGGGGCGGTGGCACCGGGACGTGGATCGACCAATGGCTTTCGACCGTCTTCTCGGCCATCGGAGACAAGGGCTTCTATCTCGGGGCCAACAACCCCTATCTGAAGACGATGTGGGCCAAGGTGGCTCGCTCGGCGAAAGGGCTGGACACCCGCTACGAGAAAATCTGGCGGAACGATGAAGAGTTCGACTGCAACCCGGCTCACATCATCTTCGAGTGCCTGTTCAATCGCGTCTGGGGCATGGGCGCTCCGTTGTCGGCTGTTGATGTTCGGTCCTTCGAGAAGTGCGCCAAGACCCTCTATGACGAAGCCTTCGGGCTCTCGCTCATGTGGTCTCGATCCACCAGCATCGAAGACTTCGTGACGGAGGTTCTGGACCACATCGAAGCCACGCTGTTCATCAACCCGCGAACCGGGCTGCTGACCCTGCGGTTGATCCGGGGAGACTATGACGCGGAAACCCTTCGGGTCTTCGATCCGACGAACTCCACCGTCGAGAACTTCAGCCGCAAGTATTGGGGGGAGACGATCAACGAGATCGTCGTGACGTGGACCAACCCCGAGAACGAGCAGGACGAGACGGTGGCGGCGCAAGACCTCGCCAACATCGCCATGCAAGGCGGCATCGTCTCGGACGGCCGGAACTACTACGGCGTGCGGTCTGCGGACCTCGCCATGCAACTTGCGCAGCGCGATCTCCGAGCAGCCTCCTATCCGATTGCGACATGCGATCTGGTCGTGAACCGGGAGGCGTGGGACCTGCTCCCCGGTGATGTCTGCAAGGTCGTCAGCCCGGACGACAACATCACCGAGATCATCATGCGGGTCGGCCCGGTGGACTACGGAAAACCGGGCGAGACCGAGATCAAGGTGTCACTGGCGGAAGATGTTTTCGCTCTGGCGACAGCGCAGTATTCGACGCCTCCGGGCTCCGAATGGGAAGACGGGTCGGAAGACCCGCTCCCGGCGGCGTTCCGCTATTTCTTCACGCTGCCCTACTTCTTGGTGCAGCAGCAGATCGCATCGACGACGCTGGAATCCCTGTCCTATCCGACTGTCTTCTCGGGCGCGCTGGCGGGGCAGACCGGATCGGACACCGCCTTCTACGAACTCCACGGAACGGTTGTCGATACCGTCGGAAACATCACCCAAGAACAGATCGGCACCTACTCCATCGTGTCGCACGCTGCACTCGCGGAAGACCTTGATGCCGAACCGACCACCACCGTCACGTCGTTCGCAGGGCGCACGCAGGGGGCCGGGCCGTCGGTCGGAGGCTTCGTCGTGATCGGTGGCTCTGGCGATCTGGGGGAAGACCTCGTGGAGATCGCGGCGATCAAGTCGATCACCGAATCCGGCTATGAGTTGTATCGGGGCGTGCTGGACACGGTTCCTCGGGCATGGCCTGCCAACACGGAAATCTGGTTCTTCGGGGCCACGCAACTGATCGCGGATCAAGACCCCAGAGCCGCCACCGAGGAAGTCGATTATTGGGTCTTGCCCAAGACTTCGCAGGGGACCTTGCCCATCGCGCAAGCCCCGCAGGACACCGTTGATCTGACCGAGAGGCCGTGGCTTCCAACTAGACCGGCGAACGTCTGGGTCAACGGGGAGGCGTTCGAGGCTGTCGTCGATTGCGAGGGGCTGGACGAAGTTCCCGTGACGTGGGCTACGCGCAATCGGCTGCTGGAAGATTCGCAGGTCTTGCCTTGGTGGGAAGACTCGGTCGTTCCCGAAGACGGGCAGACGACCCGGATCGAGGTCTATGATCTCGACGGCAATCTCATGGAAGTCCATGATGGGCTGGCTGGCGAATCCTTCGACATCCCGCTCTCGTCTTTCTATGGGAAGCCCTTCGGGAGACTGGTCTTCAAAGCGGAGCGGGATGGGCTGATCTCGCTTCAGGGATATTCGCAAGTGGTGAAGGTGAACTCGGGCTACGGCTACGCCTACGGCTACAACTATGGAGGCTACAATGGCTGAACGCACTCTGCCGGGCCTCGGTCTCACGGGCTTCTGGCCGCTCGGAGCCGACGGCTGGAAAGACGAGATGGACGAAAACCTGCGCATCCTGTCCGGGGTGTCGCAGCTTTCCGTGCTCTCCCAAACGACGGCTCTGCCGGGCTCGCCGACGAACGGCGACATCTACATCGTGCCAGACGACGCTCCGTCTTTCGGCGGTCAGGTGGCGATCCGGGATGACGGGGAGTGGGTCTATATCGCTCCGACGAACGGGATGCGCGCGTGGGTGCAGGACATCGGGCAGATGCTCGTTCGTTCTGGCGGTCAGTGGGTCGGGGTCATGTCCGGCACGCCGAAGTTCCAAGCCTTCTGCAATTATGACGCCTATGCCGCTGTGGATACTTGGGTCAAGGTCCCGTTCAACAATGAAGACCACGACGACCAAGCCGTGTTTGACACGAGCAACAATCGCTTCGTCGCGCCCTTCGACGGGAAGTTCAAGTTCTCGGCGAGGATCAATCTGAAACTCAACGTCACCGCGCCCGATATGGTCTCGATCCAGCTTTTCAAGAACGGGTCTGCTCTGGCTCGAACGCTGGTGAAATACTTCAACGATTGGTCGCACGAGGATGTCACGGTGCAAACGGAATCTCTGGAAGAATTGGAATCCGGGGATCAGGTCGATGTCCGAGTTCGTTTTTCGGGACATGACGCATACGTCGAAGCCAACTCCAACTCCTTCAACGGGTTTCAGGTGCCATGATCGACTGGTTGCAAATAAAGACCGCCGAGCAAATCCAAGCCGAGAAAGACGAAGCTGCGTGGGCTTCTGTTCGGAGCCGCCGGGATCATCTGCTTGCAGCCTGTGATTGGGCTGTTCTTCCCGACGTGGACCCTCCGGGCGGCCGAGACGCTTGGATCGAATACCGAGCCAAGCTGCGTGACCTCCCAAAGAAAACGAAAGACCCGAGAGCGCCGGAATGGCCGACGCCTCCGGTCTAGATTCGGTCGCACCGATGCGGTATGGTGTCTGCGAATGAGGTTCGGAGACACCCATCATGTCGATCAATTCACAGGACTGGAACGGCTTCAAGGGCGATGCCAAGCCCCCGAGCGAAGTGAAAATCCCCATGCTGGCGCACCGGCTCGGGGTTGACGAAGACACGGTTCGCGCCGTTCTGGAAGTTGAGGCGGCAGGCCGATCCTTCGATTCGGAAGGCCGCCCGACGATGCTGTTTGAACCGCATGTCTTCTATCGCCTGCTGGCAGGGGAACAGCGCCAGCGCGCCGTGGAAGCCGGTCTGGCCTATCCCCGGTGGGGCGAGCGGCCGTATCCTCGGGAAAGCTATTCGAGGATGCGTGCGGCTTGCGAGATCAACGAGACGGCCGCGCTGAAGTCGGCCTCTTGGGGCGCGACCCAAATCCTCGGATCGAATCACGAGATGATCGGCTACCCGAGCGTGCAGGCGATGGTTCGCAGCTTCATGGACAATGCGGACGCCCACGTCGAAGGTATGGTCCGCTTCATCCTCGGGGCCGGGCTGGACGCCGACATGCGCTCGCGCAACTGGCGCGGCTTCGCTCGGGGTTACAACGGGCCGGGCTACGAGCGGAATCAGTACCATGACAAGCTGGCAAACGCCTACGCCAAATGGGCTCGCATCCCCGACATCGAATGGAGTCCCGACAGGGAAGACCCGGCCGATGTCGGCGCGTCGGATCGGGAAGAGATCGCGCGGCTTCAGCGTCGTCTGGCCGAACTCTTCTATCCCGAGGTCGGACGTGCCGACGGCTCGTGGGGGCCGCGCACGCGGGCCGCCGTGCTGGCCTTCCGGGCCGATCACGGCTTGCCCATCGTGGCGGCCGTGGATGACGCTCTGTGGGCCGCTCTGGCGCGCTCGCAGGGGCGTCCGGGTGCTATCGGGGGCCGAGCGTCCGAGACGGTCGAAGACCTGCGTGAGAACGGCTCCCAGACGATCAGGGAGGCCGACAAGGTGGATGTCGTCGGCAAGACCCTCGTGGTGGGCGGCGGCATCACGGCTGTCACCGAAGCCCTGAAGGCCGTGGAAGAGCACTCGGCGCTGATCAAGACCGTGACCGACACCCTCGGCACCGTCACCAGCGCGCTCGGCTCGAACTGGTATTGGGTGCTGGCGGCACTCGGGCTTTACATGGTGTATGAGTCCGGGGTGTTCCGTCGCATCCGGCTTCGGGACCACCGGGAGGGCAAGAATGTCGGCCGCTAAGGCGCTCGGCATGTTCGGCAATCCAGTCGTCAAGGTCGTTTTGGCCTTGGTGGCGATTGTGCTTTGGACCGCCTATCAGCGGAACCAAGCTGCGACAGACGCTCGCGCCGAGTGCCGGGCCGCGCAACTGGAACAGACCATCTTAGAGATGGAGAGGCAACGGCGAGCAGGCGAAGACGCGCTCCGGGCTGCAACAGAGCAGGCCGAGCGGACGCAAGCCGAACTGGCCGCATTGGAGGATGAACACAATGCGATCTTGGCCCAACTTGCGGACAGGGGGAGTGGGGCTTGCGCTATTCCTGTCGATGTCCTTGACCGGCTGCGCGCTATCCAATAACGCCGCACCGCCCGCTGTTCGGCCTGATCTTCCCATGATGCCGGAACAGCTATCCCGAGCGTGCCGCGATCCGGGCGTTCGGGAGATTCAGACTGTTGCAGATGCAACCAATGCGATAGCCGACAATCGGCGATTCTCGGCTTGCGCGAACCGGCAGCACCGGGATATTCTTCAGTTCTACGAGACTGTCCGCGCAGGGCTGTCCGGCACCCCACAGTAGGGATCGGAAATGACAGACGAAAACCTGCAAAGAGCCCTCGGTCGTGTTGAGGGGAAGCTGGACCTCATGCTTCAGGAGCAGCAGACCGCGAGCGCCAATCGGAAGCAGACATACCAGCGGCTCGAAAGCGTGGATCGCAAGGTGGACGAAGCCGCTGACGAGATCAAGCGCGTGGACGAACGGCTCGCCAAGGTGGAGGCTCCGGTCGCAGAGTTCTCAAAGTGGCGCGAGCGGGCTATCGGGGCGCTCATGCTGATCAGTTTCGTCTCGGCCGCGACCGGAGCGGCGATGGTGGCGGCGTGGAAGAGCATCTTGGCGTGGCTCAACGTCGGAAACTAGCGGCCGAACTTGGCTCTCGCAGCCGCCAGACGATCCTCTGCCCGACATGACGGGCATGTGTGCGACCAACCGTCCGGCTGAAGGACCACAGACCAACCGTCGCCTTTGGCGGTCTTGACCATCTGATCGAACTCGTTTTCCGGCATCGGGTCCGTCTGCTCGCCACACTGGTCACATTCCAGCGCGCGCTCGCGCCCGTCTCGAATCACAGCCATCAGTTCTGCCTTTCCTTCGCCTTCCGGGCTGTTCGTATCCGGCGCATGACCGTAGAGGGGTGAACTCCGATCTGCCGCGCGATCTCCCGCATCGGAACGCCGTTCTCGTCATGTGCCTTCCGCCAGTCTTGTCCTACGGGGTCGTGTTTCGCCAGACGAGTATTCCTTTCTACCCTGCGAATCCGCCGCTTCACTTCGCCAAGGAGCAACCGCAGATTGCTTTCCAGAGACTCTTGCAGGTCTTCCTGCAACTGCCGATGGAGCCGTTCAATCTCGGTCTTCATCTCTTCGCTTGTCGCCCACGCCACACCTTGTTCGCCCACCATTCCGGCTCCTTGTAGTCCCTGCGCTTCGCCAGCGCCACCAGATCGGCCTTGGTCCGGCACGCGGCCTGCTCGGCCTTTCGGGCCTCTTTGGCTTCGTTTTCGGCCTGTCTCCGGGCGACACGGAGCGCCTTGTCTTCGGCCTTGATCAACTTCTGCTTCAGCTTGCCCATCACACCAGCGCCGCCGCCATTGCGTCAAGGTCTTCGTCGCCCCCGGCGTCCTTCAGCCTACGATACAGCGCGGCCGCGCGCTCAATCTCCGGGTGCTGGCGAATCCACATGCCGGTGCTCGGATCGAAGTTGTCGATCCACCAATCGTCCAGATCGGGGCGTTTCGTCCGAGCCGCCAGATCGACCTCCCGGCACTCGCGGTCGAAGGTTGCATCGTCCACCAGCGGGTCGTTCTCGATCTCGTAGGCATAGGCCCAAACGGTCAGTCGGACGCGGCGGCGAGTCTCGTCACAGACGCCTTTCATATCAGGCGGCTCCCGTCGTCGTCGTCCGGCAGCGGCGCGGGCCAGCCTCGCGTAACCTTGCGCCGAGGCTTCGTGGGAGCGGCCGTGGGGGCCTTCTCCGGGGCCGGTGTGGCGACCGGCTTGGCGAACTGCATGAAGAGTTCGCTGGCCCCTTGCACGGCGTCATCGGGGCGAGGACGGCGGGATACCACGTCACCCTGCCCGGACCTGCACTTGGACAGCCGAACCTCCCACTCCCCGGTCGGCAGGAGTTCGGCCGTCAGCTTCACCAGACCGTGCAGGCGCAGCTTCTCGATCATTCCTTGCCCTTCTCAATCTCCAAGCGGTAGCCCGAGCCCCAGACCGTTTTGATCGACCAGCCCGTCCCTTGGAATTTCCGTCTGATCTTGCAGACGAAAACGTCGATGATTTTCTCTTGGGGCGGATCGTCCCACTCGTCATTGTAAAGCACGCGAATCAGATAGTCTTTCGAGACGCTGTGCTTCCCGTTCGGGCAGGTCTGAAGCGCATGAACAAGCTGCGCCTCTTTCCGGGTCAAACCGAACCTTTCCGCCAGCGGACCCCAGATGTCGAATTTGGCGGCGCGCAGATAGTCCAGAGTGTCTTGGGCTGTGACATCGCTCTCGCCCGATAGGTTCACCCTCTTCGTCATCATCGGGGCCGGTTTAGCGAAGCACTGGATGGCGATTTTCAGAACTTGCTTTGCGCTCCGGGCGGGCCACCCGCGCTTCTGTTCCATCTTTTCGAGGGAAGCGCCGACTTGCGCCGCTTCCAGCATAACCAGAAGCAGGGGGGCCGGGAGATGGAAATTGAGCGGTTTAGACGCCCATTCGAGAACAGTCTGGTATTCCTCTTTGGTCAGAAAACCTCGCTGATACAGCGTGAGGAAAACGTCGAGCGGGCCCGGATTGGTTTTCGGCTTGTTTGATTCTCCGATCATACGAGTGATTCCGCGATGGCTGACAACGCAGCGTCGTCAGCGTGCAGGATGTTCTGGGCGAACATACCGGCCTCGTCGCCCCAGACATCCCATCCGGGCCGGGCCGTGCGGCTGAAGAGTTCGAGGTAGGGACCTGCGGTCAGCCGCATGACGCGCGCGGCCCCTTCGTCGGGCTTCCGGCTGTGCTCTCGGGCCGGTTCGAGGATGACCTGTCGGACGCCCTTGTCCACCCGTTTCGGCTTTCCCTTGGTGAACAGCAGACTGATCTCTGCCTCTTGCCGGAACCAGTGGCCCATGCCCATCTTCGGGACCTCCGGGTCGCCTTTGCAGGTCTTGACCCAATCCAGCCCGAGGCTCTTGAAGGTGAAGCCCCACGCGCGGCCGAGGTCGATGGCTTGGTCGATGTGCGACGAGATCACCCACATATGCAGGATGCAGTCTTTTGCCGCCACCGATCCCACCGGGAGGGCCTTCAGTGCGTCAAGGGTCATGGTCTTGTAATGGGCCACCGAGGCCCGCTGCGGGACGATCTGCCGCTTGTCGTAGGTCAGAAAGCCCCACGGGGGATCGGCATAGATCACCCCGTAGTGGTTCTGCGGCAGGCGCGAGAGCGGGACTCGGCGGTAGAGGGTCATGCCATCACCCCGCAAACCGGGCGATGAACTCCTTGCGCTCGCGGTCGCTGACCCCTTCAAGCAAGTCCACCGGGCCGGAGCCGCCGTATTCCGGGTCCGTCGGATAGGTGGCGGCGATCCACTTCCGCAGGGCCTCCATCTCCATGCGGCTGAAGGTTACGGCGTCCCGGCGGTAGTCCACCCATGCGCGGTAGGTGGCGGGCGTCCACATCTCGACGAGGGCTTGGATGATGTCCGCGTAGGCCCTGATCTCGTATTGCGCATGGCTGTCGGCCCGGAGCCGCAGGAAGTGCAGCAGGTTGTGCAGGTCGATCTTCCAGTAGAACTCGGTGTAGGTCGAGAGCGGCAGGACCGTCCGGGCGAGTTCGCGGGCGAGATCGTAGCCATCGACCTCGATCATGGCTCGGTAGGCTTCGTGCCCTTCCTTCATCGTGTCAGTCAGGCAGCGCGTCAGCACGTCTTTGTCCGATTCGGAATAGCCGCCCTCCCGGCCCTGCTTGTTGCTCTTGCTCTGGGGCGCGAGCACCGAGCCGGACGGCACATAGAACTTGTCGGACATCACCGAATACCGGCCGCTGTATTCGTTGACATTGGCGGTCCTGTGCCTGATCCACTGGCGCGCGACGAAGATCGGCAGCTTCACATGCAGCTTGATCTCGCACCCCTCGAACGGGCTGGTGTGCCAGTGCCGCATGAGGTAGCGGATCAGGCGTTCGTCGTCACTCGGGGTTTCGGTGCCCTCGCCGTAGCTGACGCGGGCCATCTGGACCACGGCCGCGTCGTCGCCCATGTAGTCGATCACCCGGACGAAGCCGTGATCCAGCGCCTTGAAGGCGTGCCCGAGGATCGCGTCGAGCGTCGGGACGTTTGGCCGCGTGATCTCGAAGCTGGCGTCAGCCGTCAGACCGTGGGGGTAGGTGCTCATGGTTTCTCTCCTGTGCGATCCGACGGATCGAGTTCTTGACGAATCGGAGGCCCTTGTCTCCTGCGTCGGCCTTGGTCCCGTGGCACAGGACATGGACCAGACGGTCTCCGATGAACAGCTTGCGGTGTTTCGAGCCGGAGCGAACTTCTACGTCCTCAATGCCGAGTTCCCGGCAGAAGGCCAGAACCTCGCGCTCGGCTCTGGTAGGTCGCGGGACGCTCATATCAGATGCCTCCCGTCGTCCTCGTCCGGCTCGCCGCCGCTATACTTCAGCGCCAGCGCGTCGTAGAGGTCTTCGTCGATCTCGTCACCACCGTCCGGCGGCGGGACGTTACAGCCCGGCTCGACCACATAGACGCAGCCGCTCTCGTCATGGTGCATGAAGATTCGCCGGGCCGCGATGATCTCTTCACGGTCGAAGTCGTAGCCCTCGGGCAGATCGAGATGCTTGAACCAAGATTCGCCGCGCTGCGGGCCGAGGGCGGCCCACAGTGCCTCGGTGGCGTCCCGGTGCGCCCACACTGTCCAGCGTGGACCCTTGCCCTTCAGGTTGCCCGTGAAGCGGTCCTCGCCTTTTGTCAGAAGCATCTGGGTCAGCTTGCCGATAACGGCGAGCCGGTTGATCAGCATGTCGAGCGATAGCCCTTCAGGGCGGCGGTCCCGCGCAGCCATGAAGGTTACTCCATCCCCAGAACGTCTTTGTAGAGTTCGACGATGGCGTCGGTCTCTTGCCGGGCTTCCTTCTTGGCCTGATCCTCGGCGCGCAGTTTCAGAATGGTGTTGAACGCCTTCGTGTCAAAGCCGGAGCCCTTGACCTCGGCCATCAACTCCTTGATGTCCGTCGCCACGGTCTTCTTTTCCTCTTCCAGCCGCTCGCGGCGTTCGAGGAAAGCCCGGAGTTGTCCGGCCGCCGCCTGCTGACTGTTGTGGCCGCCGCCCACCAGATCGGGCTCTTCGTCGTCGTCTCGCTTCTTCGCCATTGGTCTCTCCGTGGGTTGGTGGGCCGGGCTCAAATGAGCCCGGACCCGTCGTCCTCGTCTTCATCGTCGGTCGTCGGCTCGGGCTCCTGATCGGAGAACGGCCACGTCCGCTCGTCAGCCCCGGCGCGTTTCAGGCTGTTGAACTCGTCGCGGGTGATCTTCACGAAGTCCGCGTCGGTCTTGGCCGGGGCTTCGACCCCACCGGCCACCTGAAAGATGTCGCCGCCGTCCACCATGCGCCAGAAACTCGTGGTCTTGAAGACCTGCGGTTTGCCGGGCTTGGGAGTGGCCGCAGTCGCAGGCTTCGGGGCGGGCGCTTCTTCGGGCGGGCGGGCGTGGGCCAGCGGATCGCCGGGCGGCAGATCGCTCTCCGTGCTGGTGTCGGCGGCCTCGGCGGCCTCGGCGGCCTCGGCGGCCGCGACGAACATGCGAACCGCAGCTTCAGCGGTTCGGCAGGCTTCACCGAGGGACCGGAAAGTCTCGATCATCAAACGCCCGATCTCGACCAGATCGAGTTTGGCGTCCGGCGCAGGCGGGTGGTCTCTCACAGGGCGTCTCCTTCATCCTCTTCAGCGGCCTGTTGCTCCGTCAAGAACAACCACGCGGCCGCCGCGTAGTTGATCGCCCCGAGCAGTTCGGCCTTGTCGCCGCGTGCCGCCATGCTGGTTGCCTCCTGCACTTTCTTCTGGATTTGCCCGGTGTGGTAGGGCAGGCCCACCATGCGCGCGATCTCCATGATGGGCTGACGCATGAAGGGCTTGTCGTTCGCGTGCCGGACGCGGCCCTTGCCTTTGGCCGCCTGCTCGTAGGCAGCGGTCAGAGCGGCTTCGAGTTCGGCGTATCCCTCGGCGGTGCCGAAGCGAACCGGGATTGTGTGCAGGGGGATCGGGCCGCCCCGCTTGGGCTTCTTCTCTTCACGGGCGCGCACGGCGGCCGTCACGAAGTAAGCCTTGATTGCCTCCACCACGGGGAGGCCGATGGTCGTGCCACCGGACTCGACGTAGGCGGATTCGGCGGCTTGGAGGGCGAGCGTGTCGAGCGTGATGTCGCTCGCCGCCAACAGCATCGGGAAGGGATCGGACATATGTGCCTCTGTGTCAGGGAGTGGAGCGAGGGTCGGTAGCCCATTTGTAGGCTACCGACGGTTGGTTGTCAACCGCACTTCGACCAACCGCAGTCGAGACACTGGAAGCACCCGTTCTCGTTCTTGGTGTTGACCGACGAGCAGGACGGACAGGACTTCCCGGCCTTGGTCGGAGTGGCCGCCGGAGCATCATCGGGGATGTAGCCGATCAGCTTCATGTGGGTCTCGATCACCCCGCCGATAGCGGCCAGCATGGACGGGATGTAGCGGCCCTCGATCCACGCGCCGCCCTTGGGATCGAACACCGCCTTCAGTTCCTCGACCACAAAGCGCGAATCGTGCGGCCGCCGGAAAACGGCCGAGATCATGCGCGTCAGCGCCACGGTCCACGCGAAGTGCTCCATGTTCTTCGAGTTGATGAAGACCTCGAACGGCCGCCGCTTGCCGTCCTCTTCCACGTCGTTGACCGTGATATAGATCGCGTGCTCGCTGTCCGGCCACTTCAGCTTGTAGGTGGAGCCCGGAAGCGCCTGCGGCCGGGCCGTGGGGGCCTCGGTTGTCACAGGGACCTGCACGGGCTTCTCCGGGGCTACGGAGAGCACCGATCCCGTGACCTCGTTCGGCCGGTAGGTGGTGCAGCCCTTGCAGCCGAGCCGGTATGCCAGCGCATAGACTTCCTTGAAGTCCTCGAACGAGATGTCCTCGGGGCAGTTGACCGTCTTCGAGATCGACGAATCGACCCACTTCTGGGCGGCCGCCTGCATCACCACATGCGCCGACGGCGAAAGGGTTTGCGCTGTGACGAACTGTTCCGGCAACAGGCTGTTCGACCATTCTTCCGGGTCGTTCCGGTTGCCGCTCTTCAGATCGACCCCGGACAGCCAGAACTTGCGGTATGCCGCCACGGCGAAGTCTTCGACCGTCTGGACGACCCGCGAGCCATCCGGTTGCAGCACCTTGCGCTCATAGGCCAGCGCGAAGACCGGCTCGATGCCCGACGACACGTTCCCGGCGAGAAGGCTGATCGTGCCGGTGGGAGCGATGGACAGGAGCAGGCCATTGCGGATGCCGTGCTTGCGGATGTTGTCCTTCAGCTTCGGGGGCAGCATCCGACCGGCGAACCGATCCGGGTGCAGGAACTCGTCGGCGTTGAAGGTCGGGAAGGCCCCCTTTTCCTGCGCCAGCATGACCGAGGCGGCGTAGGACTGAAGCGCGATTTCACGCATCACGGTCTCGGTCCATTGCACGGCCTCGGGCGTTCCGTAAGTCAGGCCGCACATGATCAGGGCGTCCGCCAGCCCCGTGACGCCGAGGCCAAGTTGCCGGTCGTCCAGTGCCTTCTGCTTCTGCTGCGGGAGGGGGAAGCTGCCCACTTCAATCACGTTGTCCATCATACGGATGGCGGTGCGGATCACCCGCCGTAGCCGCTCGATGTCCACGGCCGCACGCGGCGTGAAAGCGTCAGACACCAGCTTGGCGAGATTGACCGACCCGAGCAGACAGGAGGCGTAGGGACCCATCGGCTTTTCGCCGCAGGGGTTGGTCGTGGCAATGGTTTCGAGATAGCCGAGGTTGTGATCGCGGTTCACCCGGTCGATGAAGATGACGCCGGGCTCGGCGTAGGCGTAGGTCGATTCCATGATCTTGTCCCAGAGCGCCCGCGCCGGGATCGTCTTCTCGGCCAGCGTCTCGCCCCGACGGTTCTCGAAGTGCAGACGCCAGTTGTGATCGTTCTCAACGGCCGACATGAACTCGTCGGTCACGAGCACCGACAGGTTGAACATGCGCAGCCGCTTCGGGTCGCGCTTGGCTTCGATGAAGGCTTCGATGTCCGGGTGATCGCAGCGCATGGTCGCCATCATGGCACCCCGGCGCGACCCGGCCGACATCACCGTCCGGCACATCGCGTCCCAGACATCCATGAAGGTCAGCGGCCCGCTGGCGTCGGCCGCGACACCCCGGACCTCGGACCCACGCGGCCGCAGCGTCGAGAAGTCATAGCCGATCCCGCCGCCCTGTTGCATGGTCAGCGCGGCCTCCTTCAGCATCGTGAAGATGCCATCCATGCTGTCGGGGATCGTGCCCATCGTGAAGCAGTTCGAGAGGGTCACGTTGCGGCCCGTCCCGGCCCCCGAGATGATGCGACCGGCCGGGGAGAACTCGCCGCTCTTCATCACGGCGAAGAACTCGTTCTGACGTTCGAGCCGGGTGGCCTCGTCCTCGGCTTCCGAAAGCGCGACCGCGACCCGGAACCATGTGTCGTCGAGCGTCCGGTCCAGCGGCTCGCCCGTGAAAGTCTTGAAGCGGTATTTCTGATCCCAGATGAACTCCGAGATCGACGGCAAATCAGACATGGCGTCCTACCCTATGTTGTGTGGTGCAGAAAACGATACGCCACCCCTCGGGGGAAGCGCAACCAGAACGTCAGTAGGACGCGCGAAGACGAGTCTGAAAACCGTTGCTCTCGCTGGTGCTGTTGAACTTCTGGGCTACACTGGCCCGTAGGTCGATGAACATGGCGTCAGCGACCCGCGAGACGGTGTAGCCAAGGCTCTTCAAGGCGGACAACAGCGGTGCGGCGTGGGCCTCGGGCCGGTAGAGGTCCGGGCTGGTTCCGTAGGCCGCCACGCGCCCGAGGACCTGTGCCAGAAGGCACCCGTGAACAGGCAGCGTCGGCTCCACGATCTCGTCTTCGATGTCGTCGTCCATCGCAACCAGCGCGCTCGGGACGTAGCTGCCGATCTGCCCGAGGCCCGCCGTGATCGCCGTGAGATCAATGCAGATCATCACGTCGGCCAGTTCCTCGGAGACCTGCTCCGTGGTAGCACGCGAGCCTTTGATGCCGAGTCGCTCGCGGTGTATTTTCTTCAGCAGGTTGCAGACTTCCCCGACCTCTCCGGCCAGTTCGTTGATCCGCCATGCGAGATCGACCTTGCCGGTGGGGTCCCATTCGGCCTGTCTCGCTTCGTTCGCGGCACGCAATGTGATGTGATTCGTCATGTCAGGATTCCTTTCAGATGAAGGTGCCACGGGGCGGGGCGAGGACCTTGGCCTCTTCGGCGAAAGCACGCGCGGTGTGGGGGTCCAGCCACCGCTCGAACGGCCGGTTCCATTCCGCCTGCGGCTCGCCGATCACGAAGACCCATTCCAGCGTCTCGGCCAGCTTGTCGTAGAAGTGGACGATCCGGCGGATTTCTTCGGTCGGCGGGGCGATCCCGCGCGCGGCCGCGATTGCCCGATCCAGACCCACTTCGAGTTCATCGAGCGAGGGCAGCGAGGTCAGCAGCATGACGCGGTTGATATAATGCTTCAGCGGGCCGGGGATGTCGCCAATGATGCCTTCGTGGTCGTCGTGATGATCGCACCACTGGACCACTTCGGCGGGCTCGCCCATGAGCCGGGCGATTCGGGAGACCAACCATGTGTGCTGGCGCACGACCAGAGCCCGAGGGTTGCCGGAGAACCGGCGGGCGCACCACAAGGCGCGGTCGATGGCCCCGAGGTCGATGTGGCCCGGATCGGGGTTGAGAAGGTCGAGCATGTGCGCGCCGATCTTCAGGGTCAGAGGGGTCGTCGTCACAGTTCGGTCTCCTTCTCTTTGGCGGCGACCGCATCGGCTTTTGCCTGCGCAGCCTGCCAGCGGTCCTTGATCATGCGGTCGCGGCGGGCGCGGCCCTCGGCGAGATGGGCGTCGGTCAGCGCAGCGAGCCGGGTCATGGCCCCCTCCCCCGGCGTGCCCTTGCGGCCGCGATGTCGCCGCCACAGCTTCAGTTCGGCCAGCGCGCGCCGGGCGACCGTCTTCTCGGCCACCTGAAGCGCCGCTTCGCAGCGCGGGCCGCAGGTATTGCGGTCGGGCATGACATCGGCCCCGCACCATTCGCAGCAGCCGGGGTAGAGAGGGCTGGTCATCACCGGCCCCCCATCTGCTTCCGCAGGCGCTCGGCTTTCCGGGCGCGCTTGGCTTCGGCCGCGTCGATCCGGCGCTGCTGCTCTTCTGCCGTTCCCCGGTTGGGCTGATAGGTCCGCTCGCGCAGTTCGACCCGGACCTCGCCTTCCAGCGTGACGGTCTTATAGGCCCCACCATCGGTCAGAACGAACTTGCCGTTGCCGTCGAAGACCCGCGCCCTGATCCAGCCTTCAGAGACGCAGTATTCCTCCACGTCGCCTTTGCGCTCGGAGCCGTTGAGCCAGACGCGAGCCTGCTTGTAGATCGGATCGAAGAAGGGCGACTTCACATCGACGCACAGCCTGTCGGGCAGAGTGGGCGCGGTCAGAACAGGGTCAGCGAACCGTTCGGCCGCAAGCCCGACGGCCGAGCCGGACAGCGCCAGAACGGTCTTGGGATTGGACTGGTATTCGCTCGCGCCCATCGACTCGATCTCTGCCAGATCGGCCCCGGCCTGCTTGGCAACCCGGAACTGTTCGAGGTTGGTCTTCAGCCAGCGGCACTTGTCGTTGACGCGCATCTTGGACCACCCGACCGGGGAGATGCCCTCGGCCTCGAACTCGGCGCGCACGGCGTCCAGTTGTTTCCCGGTCATGGTCTCGAAGTCGGCGGGGGTATAGGTCATTGGCGGGCATCCTTCGGTGGAACATAGGGAACGGCCATGCCGCCTTCGGTCTCGCGCCATGTGTAGGAGCCATCCCGGTTGCGGCAGGTATCGGTTTCGGGGTTGTAGATGACGATGTTCTCGGGGAGATGCCCGAGGCACACCAGATGCGCCTCCCCATCATTGGCGTCGATGGGGGATGCCATGACGACCTCGCCGGGCTTGTAGCGCAGCCCCGTCTTGCCCTCGGCGGCGCAGACCGCGCACGGCATGGGTGGCTGGTTCGACGGGATGTCGTAGGCTTCGGGGCGGCCGTCCGGGCGGCTCACGTTGACGCGCGTGTCAGCCATGATCAGGAGCCTCCGAACACCAGCCGATCCACGAAGGGTCCTTGCCGGGGCAGTTGGGGCCGGTGTTGGTTCCGGCCGCGACGAGCATGAGCACCATCCCGGCGAAGGCCAGAACGATCACCGCGCCCGCAGCGGCGTGGAAGAGGTAGTCGCCGAATCGTCTCAATGGCAGGGCACTCCTTTGCCAGTGGCTTCCAGCTTGGCGGCCAGCGCGGCGTAGGTGTCCGGGTGGACGTGCGCCTCGTCGGCAAGCTGAAGAGCGTCTTCAGGGGTTTCGTTCGTCGGGCCGAACCAGATCGTCTCGGGGCCGGTCTCGGTCAGCTTCACCAGCGCCATCATGCCTTGCGGGATGACCGCATTGGCATGGAAGTGGAAGAGCCCCTTGCCATCACCCGGCTCGAAGAAGCACAGGTCTTCCTCGTCGGCCCACAGGATGCCGTATTCGACAGCTTCGGCGAGCGTGGGCGCGGCCAGCGGCCCGGTCTCGACCGGCACGCAGATGTTGTCTTCCAGAAGCCGGACCTTGATCGGATGGAAGCCGCCGGGGCCGCTGGTGATGGTGATGTAGGTTTCAGGTTTCGTCATAGTGCCTCACGATGAACTGCTTGCGGGTGCGATCCCATTCGATCTGGGGGTATTCGACGTTCCGGGTCTTGGACTGGATGCCGAGGGTCTGGGGCACCCCATGAACGCAGAAGATGGTCACGACGAAGCGGATGCCTTCGGCGGTGTTCACCGGGAAGACCCCGGAGAACTTGCCGCTGTCGAAGTCGATGCCGTCTTTCTGGACGACGATCTCACGGCCGCCGAGTTGGCGGGTGATCATCCAGCAGACAAAGCGGGCATACCGCCGTCCGATCCAACCTCGGATCATGGGGAACCTCATGTGTCAGGAGCCTCTGGTATAGTCAACTTTCGGTTGGCTGTCTAGTCCTCGTCTTCGTCGTCACGATCCTCGTCGTTGATGTCGCGCAGGTAGTCGATCACCGATTCCCAATCCTCGTGCAACTGTTGGAGACGACGCTTGTTTTCGGTCTCGGCCCGCTTTGCGGCTTCCCACGGGTCCGGGTCGATCAGGCCGTCGAGTTCGTCCCGGATCAGTTGGTCGATCACCGAAGGTTCGAGCGCGTCGAGTTCCCACGATTCGTCCCCGTGCTCGGCCTGATAGCCCTCGAAGCGGCTATCCGATTCCTTGGCCGGGTTGGGGGGCGGGTCATACTGGTCGATCTGGTCGCGGTTGAGGGCGATCCGTTTGACCGTGACGCCGAAGCCCCGCATGAACTTGTCGAGCCGGTCCCCGTTGTCCACGGTCATGTGCATCCCGCTCGGGTCATGGTCCCCGAGATGGAGGATGACCGGGCTGCGGCCGCCCCGTGCGATCTTCTTCAGCCGTTGCGCGGCCGAATACATCTCGGACTGGCTGACGTAGCCACGGCAGGCGAAGTAGGGGACTTGGTGCTCGTCGCAGACCGGCTCGATCACACCCGTCAAGGCGTCCTTCTCGATCCAGACTTCGACGTAGTGGCTCTGGGTCTTCCACCAGTCCTCGGCGTATTGCGAGGCCACGGCGCGCAGAATGTGCTGCGGACTGGACCAGACGCTCGGGCTCTGAAGGTTCCGGGTGCGGTCTTCGATGGCGTCCCAATCAATGAGCCCGGCCTGCCTGCCGTTGTCGATGATCGACCCGAGCCGCTTGTATTCGGTCTGCTTGTTCGGCAGCAGATCGCGGGCGACGAACTGGTAGTAAAGCTGCCGGAGGGTCAGCTTGAAGCCCTGCGCCTGATAGTCCGCGATGATCCGGTTGGCCTGCTCGATGAGGGCGAGGGACCCGGCGCGGAAGTTGATCGTCTCGAATTGCTCTCTCATGTCTTGACCTCGTAGGTGTGAAACTTGGTGCCGAGTTTTCCATCGCCGCGAACGTGGTCCCGCCGCCAGACACGGATGCCCTTGCAATGGGCGCACTCGTATCGCTCCGGGCGGCCTTCGGGCATCTCGACGCGATGCCAGTCGTGGGTGCAGGCCCGGCTGATCCCGAGATGCACCCACGACCCCCGGACTTGGTGCTCCCGGTTGGGGCCGCGCGCGCCGTTGTCTTGAATGATCCGCGTCGTGGCCTGCCGGGACAGGTCGATGGTCAGGACGCTATGTGCCCGGAACGGCCGCAGCTTGCCCTTGATGATCTGTTGCTTGGTCGGAACCTTGTCGATGCGGACCACATTCGGCCGGTGCATGAGAAGCCAGAGAACTTCGGTCATGCCCGCGAAAGCCACAACGCGCCGGTTGGGGTCTTCCTCGGCGCTGACGTTCCGGCCGGACCACGGCTTCGCCAACAGCCCATCGGGCAGGAAGTGGATTTGCTTGAAATCGACCCTGATGATCTGATCGGCTTCGGCTGTCAGTAGCGTGGCAGTATCTCCCTGCCGGAGCACCCCGGCGAACGCGAATGGGTTGGCCGTCCTTTCATCGAAACGGAACTCGACGTAGGTGTCCGGGAACGGCGGCTTGGCGAACTGGCGCTGCGATTCGTAGAGGTCCGGGTGCTCGAACATGAGCCCGAAAATGTGCATGGCAGTATCAGGCTCGACCAGAAAACGCTTCGCCGCTCGACCTCGGGTGATGAACTTCGACAGCGACGACGGGACGGAATCCATCCACGCCCCGGTGTGCGGAAGTTGATCGAGAAGGAACGGCAGCTTCTTCATGTCAGTCCTCGAAAATGCTCATTGCCGCTTGCACGGCGGCCGGGAGTTGGTGCCGTGGACACTGGTCCAGCAGGCGGTCAATCTCGGCGAGATCGGCGCGGGCTTGGTCCACCGTGTCGCGCGCTCGGCCAAAAGCCCGACCGCCGCGCGCCTTGGCGTAGAAGGCGAGAGGTCCAGCAACGATCACCGAACGCTCGGTCATTCCAGTGCTTCGCGGTGGCTGGACAGCGACACGTCGTAAGCCCCGAGGCAGGCGCGGCACTCGGGGGCCTTCCCGGTGGCCGTGCAACCAGCCAGCAGGGCGATGACGGGCAGGAGCATGACGATCCACGAAAAGGCCAGCACGAGCCTGTCGCCCCACGAGGCGCGCGTCTCGCCGATCCCGTCTTCGGCCAGCGTCGGCGCGGGCTTCGGGTCGGGGAAGCCGATTCCCATGTCGGACCAGAAGCAGTCTGCCTCATAGCGGTCCCGGCGAGCGCGCCATTCGGCGATCTCGTCGAGCGTATGCTGAAGGTCCGGGTCCACGTCGTTGTCCACCACCAGCCGCACCAGCGGCCCCGTAGGGCGCTGGATCGGTCGAGCGGGGGCGTGCCCTGCTGCGGCCCGCAGACGGGCGTGGTGCATGGCCCACGCCTCGTCCTCGGTGGCCTTGTCGAACAGGCCGGGGTTGCGCCGAACCAGATCGGCCTCGTGATCGGTCAGCCGGGTCATCACGACACCAGCCGTTGCACGGTCTTGATCACGTCGCCGACAGTGCGCCATGCTTCCATCGCGTCGTCGGTGATCTCGATGCCGAACTCTTCTTCGAGATCGACCACGACCTCCATGACCCCGAGCGAGTCGTAGCCGAGATCGTCGTCGAGCCGGAGGTCGTCGGTCAGGCCGCCTTCGACCGTGACGGTGCGGTCGAAAACTTGGTGAACGCGCTGTGCGATAGTGGTCATTTGGGCTCTCCATTCCGCGCTTCGACGTGCAGCGCGGCTTCCTGCATGAGCGGGGCGATGTCGATGCTCACGGTCAGCAGGTCGCCCGTCATCTGGAAGAAGAACGGGTTGGATACGCTGCGGCTGATCTCGATGCGCTCGCCGGTCGCCGGATGGGTCAGCGTTGCCACGTTCTCGTGCAGCATCATGGGGCGTTCGGCCCGAGGGCGGACGATCAGGCGCGGGCCGTTGACATCGACCAGACGGCTCGGGGTCTCGGTGGTGGAATCGGGCGTGTTCATGGGGCAAAATCCTTTTCAGAGTGGTTTCGTGGCAGCGAACAAAGACGCAGGGGTCCACCCGTCAATTGTGAGATTGTCGTTCGGTTTGACCACTTTGGTCGGCCTGCGACGGAGGAAATGACGCCACGCTGTAGCCAGAAGGTCCATTTGGCGAGCGCGACCAACCGGGGTGCGGCGAGCGCGATCTCGAAGCATACGCTCGCGGTAGAGATGCGCCGGGCAGTCAGGGTAATCGGGCACGCCCGTCTTGAAAACGTGGAACATAGCGTCGGCACGCTCCCCGTGGCCGAGCCAGTGCGCAATGTAGTGGAGAGCGGCCGCCGAAGAATCACCGAGGCCCGATCCGATCTGACCGGCGGCACGGATGGAATCCACAATCCCCGTATGGGCCATGTAAAACTTGTCCACTTCGGAAGGCGTGGTTGACGTGGAGGCGACACCATAGGCGTAACAGAACGCCGAGCGGATGGCGGCGGCTGTCCTCGCGCCGCTCGGAACGCCGTGCGCGATGGTCAGCCCGTCGCCGATGCTTCTGACACGGCCCCGGTCCACGGCCAGCATATCGTCTCTTGACAAACCGCTAACGACCGTCACCCGGATCGGAATGTTGGCCTTGACGCAGGCGGCCAGCCTGTGCTGACCGTCGGCGAGCGTTCCGTCTTCCAGAAAACGGATGGGGTCGCCGGTCTCGCGCCAGTTGCCCGAGCGCATATCGCGCGCGAGGGAATCGACGTGAGGATTGGAGATGCGCCGGTTGGACGAGTTCTTCTCGGCCAGAATGTCAGCGGCTTCGCTCGGCGAGATGGTGCGAATGGTCTGAGTGATCATGGGACAAAATCCGTCTTGGGGGGGGGTTTGGTGCCCCCGGCCAGAGGGCATCATGGCCGGGGGCGGGACCGGGCGCGTCGGGGGAGGAACCGCGACCCGGTGTCTCGTCAGGCCGCGACCAGATCGAGCACCTTGCCAGCGGCACGCTCGATGAACACCCGGTCGTCCTGATACGGGATGGTCTTGGCGTAGGCGGTCGTGCCCGTCACCACATCCCAGATCGTCTCGATGGGCCGACCCTCTTCGCGCTCGTGCGCGGCCTTGATCGCGTTCGCCTGCGAGACAGTGAAGCGGTTCTTCAGGAACTTGTCCAGATCGTCGTCCACGCGCTTCTGCTGCGCCTCGCGGATCGTCGCTTCGATGGGCGCGGCCGAGGCGTTCGAGTAGTCGATCAGCACCGGGGCGATCTCTTCCATCCAGCGGTCGGGGGCCGAGGCGGTGTGGCGCAGGCGAATCTCCTTGAACTCCTGCACGCCCCAGACGATCCGGTTCATGCACACATAGTCGAACAGGAAGAACGCCGCGCCGATGGACTGCGAGCCAACCTCGGAGTTCCAGACGAAGAAGCCGCGAGCCAGCGAGCCCGGCTGGCCGTTGCGCCGGTTCTGCATCTCGATCCGGTGCTCTTCGTCGGCAAGGAAGACGAACATATCGCGGTCGCTGCCGTAGATCGTGGTGTTCGAGCGGGTGATCGGAACCTGCTTGCCGAACTCGCCCGGCACGCGGAAGTCGCCCGTGCGGCCATCGCCGAACTTGTTGATCAGGGCGGCCACGATGTCCTCGTTCCAGACACGGCCATAGCGCGGGCCGGTCGCCGCTCGCAATTCGATCTGGCCGAAGTCGCCATTCGATCTGGCCGAATCCGTTTTCGTCAGCAGCAGGCCCACGTCCTCGGCGTCACGGTTGAACCGCAGGCCGTAGTTCATGCAGTCGGCGACGATGGGTGCGGGCAGGTTGCGCAGGTAGCCCGCCGGGGCCTTGGCGAGCCCGGCAAGCTGGCCGAAGGACCAGTGGGTCGGGGTGGTGACACCGCCGTTCGGGCCGACGATCTGGATGCCCTTGGTCTGGTCGTCGTTCGCGGGCTGGACCTCGATCTGCCGAGTGGACAGGACGGTCGCCTTCGAGTTGGCGCGGCCCCGCGCCACGGTGTCGTGCAGTTCGGTCAGGGACAAGAACCGCTGATCGTCAGGGCGCGAGGCCCACTGGCGGCTGGCGTGAAACAGGGTCGAAGGGTTGGTCATCTGGTTCATGGGTCGCTCCATTGCGCGGTGGGGGCGGCCGCGAGCGAGCGAAAAACTCCACCCCATCTCGCGGCCTAGATCGGCCCGGTTCGGCCTCTCTTGCACCCTACATAGCCTACTGATGGTTGCTTGTGAAGAGGGAAATGCGACCTAGACCCAACTATTTTTTCCCTCTTGAACCGAATCAAAGACTTAGGCATTATCTGTGCAGGCCAGTCATGTCAGGGGCGGTGCCTGTGGAGCGAGGATGCGGGGGCCTCCCGGCCAAAAACCGGGGGGCCTTTGCTATCGAGCACGGCGATTCTGCGCTTGCTCGACCGGCGTAGCCCACCGGATATTGCCGGGCTCGTAGTTTCCATCATTGTCGATTCGGTCGATACTGCACTCGGCAAAGGGCTTGGGTCCGAGGGTGACTCGAACGTATCGCTCGAACTCCGAAAAATCTCGATCCCACAAATCGCAAACTCGAATCCCTCTGGCTCCATAGTATTTGTAGCTGGTGGCGTCTGGGTCTGCGCATCGACGACGCATGTTGTCCCATGTCGAGTAGAGACCATGCACATCGCCGCGACGAGCGAGACCGTGGGTCGTGCGCTGGCGGCTTAGGCATGGCTTGCAGGCAAAGTCCACGCGCTTCTTCAAGGTCTGACTGTCGGCATCGTAGGTCGCGCCGCAGTCGCATTGCACCCGCCAACAGACAGCGCCCCATCGGCGCTCTCCGGTCTGGGAAAGCACCACACCGGAGCCTCGCCGGATGCCTTGGAAGTCTAGGGGTATGACACTCATGGCGGTTACGAAACCACAAAAACGAATTGGCTTCAAGTCGCGTCATGTCAAAAAGGCAAAACCGCTCGAAGTGATTCGCTCGGATTCATGCGAATCGAAAAGACCGAATCCGTTTCGCGGAATCCCTTTCGGGCTCGCTGACGAACTCGGCCTTCCCACCGCGCGGGACCGCGATCTCTTCGACCAGAGGAAGATACTTCAGGTCTCGTGCTGGTTCAAGCGGGCTTGCGCATCATCGGCTTCGGACGACGGCTCGGGGTGCCGGGCGGTATGCCCTTCATCCGTTGTTTGAAGTCTTCACGCAACCGAGCGCGTCCGACCTCTGCCTCTGTTTGTTCTTTGCTCTTTTCGTGTCGCCCATCGTATGTTTCCCGGTTCGTAGTGTCCATCGTTGTCGATCCTGTCTATGGAGTGCTTTGGGGTGGGTTTGGGTCCGAGATGGTCTCGAACATATCGAGCGAAGGTCTGGTAGTCATTCTCCCAAGCCGAGCACATAGAGATTCCTCGGCCCCCGTAGTTCGGATAGCTGGTATCGGTCGGTATGCAGCAGCGGGATCGGATCGACGCCCACACTCGGTAAAAGGGAGAGTGGGTTTCGCCGTGGGTGGTTTGGCGAAGACCTTGATCGGTGTTCGCGCAGGTCCGACACCGCAGTTTTGCTCTCTTACGGATGTCGAAACCGAACCGGACGAACTCGATCCCACAGGCGCATCTGACGATCCAGCGGGCATAACCGGCCTGATCACTCTCCGCTTGCGCCAGCACCGTTGCGCCGGTCTTCGTGTATCCGATCATGGGAACAGGCGGGACCATACGATCTCCTTCTCGACCCTCGTAGTCTGCGCCGCGCCCGACGGCGGTGTCAAGCCCGGATGAAGTTGGAGTGCCAAGGTAAAAATTTCCGAATGAAGTTCGAGTCTTCAGGTAACGGCCGCCGAGTCCTCCGTCGAGTCCAGCGGCCGAAGGGTCGAAGCCCCCGTGTCGATTGGGAGCGGGGGTAGGGGGTGCCCGTGCGTTGCCGTTTACGGGACGTTCCGTGAACATTGGCGGCCGCATGGCCCGGCCGTTGCGGCAATCGGTTGTTTTTATTGGCTTTTCTTGCGCTGGCGGCCCCGGCCGGGCTCATGGGGGCGCGCTGGCGGCCCCGGCCGGGCTCATGGG